TTGGTCATCTCCTTGAGTGCGCTCAGATCCAAGTTGTTCTGGTTATTCGCTTGAACGATGGTCGAAAAGATGCGTTCGCCAGGCTGGGGGACTCCGGTGATGAGATTTCCCGGGTAAAATTGCACGAAGCTTGGCTGGGTGCCGTTGGAGGGTGTGTTTACGTTGACCCAATTGCTTGGTGAAAGTGTGATACTTGTAGGGTTAAGGAATCCGAGTGTCTGCACATTCATCGGGGCCGTCACCTCGAGCCTCTGAAGCAAAAGCTGAGAACGGTTCAGAAGCTCCTTTGTTCCGATATCGCCGACAAGACCGTTGGTCACTGTAGGGGCTAGACGGATAGCAAAGGCACACGCGTTCGACCCGGCGGCCGCCCCGGAGTTTGTAAGGGTCACGTTCACGTTCGAGTAGTTGAAATAGTACCCACGCTCAGGGTCGAACTGGCCGTCCGTCAGGAAAGATGAGCCCCAGTGGGTCAGTGTCGGGGTCGCCGAACAGCTCAGGAGGTTCACGGAAGTTCCCGTGTAGTGGCTGGTGTTTGAAGAACCGGTCAGCGTACGCAGGACATCGTTGACCACATAGGTCAGAGGGTATGCCCGGGTGAGACCCGTGAACCCGTACTGAGTGGCGTTGGAGTAGTTGATCAATTCACTATCAATAATGAGAGTTCCAGAGGCTGGGAAATAGGTCGTAGCATCGTTCACAAAGATTGTGTCTGTGCTTTGGGTCGTGGACGCGGTTGTGGCCAGGGTGTTCGAGACGGGAGCCGCCAGGGTCGTGACGGCCGCGCGGGTTTCGACCGTAAGCTCGTAGCGCACGGGCAAGTTGCCCGAACGCAAGTACGCCTCGTCATTCACGTTGTTATTACGAATGCGGTGCGCATAGACCCAGTTTCCGTCAGGTCCACGCATCATGTAATCAATAAAACCAGCTCCGTACCATGTGTACTGAATACCGATCATTTGCATACGCGTCAGGTCAACTTTGTACCCAGAAGGGCCCATACCATCCATCGTGTCGCGATTGAACGAAGACTGGGGAATCCGAAGTTCCTTAATCTTACACATCTTGACTGGATGACTCGGGTCGATAACGGTCGTCCCGCGGTATGGGGGCGTGAACGTGAGAACGCCCTGACCCTGAATAGAGGTGACCTCGTATGTCATACCGCGAATAGTCACACGGTCATTCACTTTGAGCTGGTCCTGGAAACGGGTCGTCGAAAGAGTAAAGTTCAGAGTACTTGCACTTATCGTCACGGCGGTCTGAGCGGGCAGGAATCCAATTTGAACTTCAAAATAGTCTGGAATACCAATGACCCAGACGTACCCGAGACCTGTGATGTACCCTCCCATGTTCTGGAGAACAGTATGACCTGGACCGGTCAGAACTGCGGTCGTGTCTCCTCGACCAACACTCACAGAGCTTGTTGTTGTGATAGCCCCTGTAACTCCGGCACTTGATCCAAAGAGAACCTGAGAATACGGGCTCGTTGTGACGTATCCAGCACAGTCAAAGGTGGACTGACGGCGGACAACATACAGGGTCTGGCCATCATATTCCCAGAACATACCGTTCGGGTCCTCGAAGATACCGGCCCGAACACTGGACCCGTGCCATCCGCTGACGACCAAACGAGGCTGGTCTCCGTAGTTAACAGACGTGCTCAAAACTGTACTCTGAGACTGAACGTTAATTGTGTGTGAATCAATCACGCCCGTGATTGTGTATCCCGTTCCATTGATGTTCGAAGACGCGACGTTGCGAATAATCACGGTCGCGCCGGTCGTGGGAATACCGTGGACCAGATCAGTCACGATTTGTATGTTTGAGCCTGGTGGGAGTGTTGTTATGGTCGTACCCGTAGGAACGCCCAGAGGAGGGAAAGAACCCGAGTATGCAAGGTTCACTTGGGCGTTTGAGGCGACGGTCTGCGTGCCTGCAATGGTGACATTTCCAAGATTCTGACCGAGGTACGAAGCAACAAACTGACCGGGTGTAAAGATCTGGTTTCCTGCAATATTTGCTGTAAAAGGAGCAGTGCCCGTGATGGTGACTGGACTTCCTACGATTGCGGTGTACTGAGGAATAGTCGTTGTTGCTGTACTCGCGAGACCCGTGTATGAAAGAGCGAGAATGGGTGCCACGTTCGAAAGAACGGTGAGCGTTCCAAGCGCAGAAATAGGCGGGTTCAGAGTCACCGTCTCTCCGAGCACAAAACCGTTTGTGCTTGCGACCGTAAGGTTCAGTGGGTTTGCAGATGTGGACGCTGTAGTGACGTTTGAAGCAGTACCCTGAATGACAACCGTTCCCGAAGGAATGGGTGCATAAGGGAAGGGGCTCAAGTTCAGAGACGTGTTAGGTGTTGTTGAAGCAATAGTAAACGTTCCCACCCCTACAAAGGTAGCAAGACCTGCCGTGAAACCAGACGTGTTTGAAATGGGAACAGGAAGGGCAGCACCTGGCTGGAACCCACCCGAGTTTGTGCTCACGACGTTCTGGGTGACGGATATGGGCGTTGCGTTCGGGAAAGTTCCGCTGTACAAAAAGGTTACATTGGACCCAGAGATGGCCGACACATTTGAGTTCAAAAATGAAGACTGACCGGTCGAAAAAGTCACATTCTGATTCAGACCAAGGAGAGACGGCTGATTGACTACGAGCGACACACCCGTGAGGCCGTTTGAGTTGGACGTGAGAGTCGTCGTGAGACCGTAGATATTCATAGACGCAATATCGAGGTTCGGGCAAAACAGGGTACCCGAGGAGAACAAGATACCTTTGCCAGACTGGTACCGGAATGCCTTCTTGGATTGACGAAGGATGGTTGACCCGTGGGCCGGAGCCAGGGTTGAGAGGAGCACGCCGCCGTCGTAAGGCCGGTGCTGAGATGAAGAATACTGACTTGGGATAAGTATGGTGTTTGAGCTGTACGCCTGAGTACATGAGGTGAACGTCAGGGTATTGGCCACGATGTTGAAGGTGTTGGAAGAGCCCACGTTACACACAATGTATGTACCGTTTGATGTCCATCCGTTTGTTGCAACAATGTTCGACAACACGGTCACAGGGCTTCCGGGGAGGATTCCGTGGGCGTTGCTCGTGAACACCTGGATATTACTTCCGTTTGTCACGAGACTCGTGTACACGATATTCATAGTTCCTGAGTTGTAGATACCTCCACGCTTGGAAAAGGTCAAGTTTGTCTGGACGTTACCAGCTGGAACCCAACCCTTGGCGGTATAGTTGGCCGTGTTTGCGCTCACGCTGTTTGATGTGACGATGTAGTACCCCTCGGCACGGTCGGCATTCTTGTTCAGATTTCCAAGACCAAACATGGTGATGACACCTCCGACCACCTGAGGCTGGGATATGGCGTTGCTGTAGTACACAGTGATGTTGGAATACGGAGCTGCACCGTCAGATGCAACGTTCGAAAGGGTCGCATCCGTTCCTGGAATCTCGAAATAGGTGGGGAACTTTCGAGTGTCATAATACGTCTGCCACTTTGTCGCCTGAAGGCCGTACTCGAAATCGGCATCCATCATAGCTTGACCAAGGGACACGCGCTGGCGTTCAATAGCGTCTGTCCCGAAATCATAGGGACGCGTCTGGACGAGGCCCTGGTAGGGGCTCCCCTGTGTCGCGTTCAAATTCATTACTTTATATGGAGTTTTTTTTACCTACGTATCGGCCTCAATCTCAAGAGTAAAGCTCCAATCGAGCCCGTTATTGTTTAGCACGTTTCCAAACCGATCAACGACTGTTATGATGAGACGGTCAAGACGGTTCGAACGGTCCGTCACGGTAATCTTCTGTTCCCAGTTGGAGCCCTCCGTGTACTGGATGATACTTCCGGACCCTGTAGAGTTTGGAATTTTGTATGTAATTTGCTGACCATCCAGAGATGAGGTGCCCAGGTTCTGAATCCAAATGTAAAAACACGTGTCAAAGTTGGTTATGTAACTATTCGTTCCGGTGACGGTTGTGCTGGTCGCCGAGGCTGTCTGCCCATTGGTGAACCCGAGGAAGTACCCGAGAGACAGAGGTGCAACGGTAATAATGACCTGACCGTTGTTGGACGTGAAAGATACCTGATTGGTCGTAGAAGTTGTGTTGAAAACTCCAACTGCGTTAGTAATTTGACCGTTCAGAGTATTGATGAGAGAAGTGATATTGTAGTTTCCCGGGGGGACGGTGTACGTCGTTCCGTTGAGCACTATGGAATTGTATGGAGCGCGCATGCTGTAAAAGCCCACGGGAATCTGAGCATCCTTGAGGGCCGCTGTGCGAATACGCCTATGGCGGTTCCCAAGAATAACTGTACTTTGGAAAGGATTCCCGTTTTGCTTATAAACCGAAGCCTGTCCAATTTGACCTGAGTAGGTCTCCACGTTCGACGAGGAACCCGTATCAACGTGAAGCTGGTACGTATTCATTCTATTAATGTGTAAGAGTTTTTTGAGGGGTCGGGAGCCTTGCTCCCCTCCTTACTTCTCCAACAGAGAGCCGCCAACGCCATCGGCGATGGCATAGTCGCGCTGCTGGTCCTTCACGTACTGGCCAGAGTCGCACAGGCCACCTGGGGTCAGACCCTGTGTGTAGTACGCGGCGTTCTCGGACGGACCGGGCACGCAGTCCAGACCCACCTTGAGGTTGAAGATGCTTGCTGGGTCGGACCGGGCGTTGGGGCCAGCCACGGTGACGATATCAGAAGGCTCGTACGTGCTGGATCCGCCACGGCCCTGGATCAGAATCACGAGAATTGCCAACAGGAGTCCGATGATCACCGCGTGGACCAACATCTTTCCAAACTTGAATGCCATTTACGAATAGTCTATATTTTTTTCGGGTCCTGAGTCCAAGTCGTTTTTCGACCGACTTGTCCGATCCGCGTTAAAGCTAAGAATCACTTTTCTTTAAAAGTCTTAGACTATGGAGTTTTCGTTCGATACAGGTGCTGGGCAAACGATGAGTATGAATGACGATGAGGCGAAGATGCTGGACGAGATTTCTATCCTTCCTGCTGAGAAGAAGGTTCCGTTCAAGCCCAAGCCTGCTCGTCCGAGCCCGTTTGCAAAGCGTACCCCTGGGCCTTCAGCACCCCCTCCACAAGTTGATGACGGTCTGGACATGTTTATGAATCCCGGAAAGCGTACTGCCCCGCCGCCACCTCCTCCAGAAGAGTATGACGGCGGCGAAGAGGGTGAGGAGTACGAGGAAGGGCAGGAGGGTGGTGAGTTTCAGCCTGGAGGTGGCGCTCAGGTGCCGTCCGAGGGGTACAAGACGATCGAGGACGAGAAGGCTGATTTGCTGAACAAAATTAGCCGTTTGTCCAAGAAGGGTATTGCAACGAGCGCTCGTCTGACTATTTACAGCGACGTCGAGGAGATTCGAACGGAGTACAAGCGTATGACCTACGGTATCGAGGTGGACCGGTCCATCAAGTTCCAGCGCCGTATGCTCATCGCCTGTGTGACTGGCCTGGAGTTCCTGAACGACAAGTTCGACCCCTTTGACCTGGAGCTGAACGGTTGGTCCCAGAATATGATGGAGAATGTCGAGGATTATGACGGTGTCTTTGAGGAGCTGTACAACAAGTACAAGACCAAGGTCCAGGTGGCTCCTGAGGTGAAGCTGATTATGATGGTCGGTGGATCTGCAATGATGTTCCACTTGACCAACAGTATGTTCAAGGCGGCTGTGCCCAATGTCACTCAGGTGATGAAGCAGAACCCTGGACTCATGCAGAATATGATGGATGCTGTGCAGAGGACTCAGCAGGGCCAGGGGGCTCCAAACACGTTTGGAGCCTCTGCCTTCCCCAGCCCTCCGTCAGGACCACGTGAGATGCGCGGACCCGGTATGGACTTTGGGTCCCTGATGAATATGATGGGCCCTCCACCAGCGATGATGACTCGTCCTGGTCGGGCCCCAGAGACTGACTCAGTCTCAGATATCGTCTCCATAGACGAGGGTGACCCAGACACCCGCGAGGTTCAGGTCGGTGGCTCGAAGAAGCGTGGACCCAAGAAGGGAAAGAAGGAGGTGTCCCTCTAGAGTCCAGCGAAGCCTGAAGAAAGTTCCAGGACCTTCGGAACTTGCTTTTTTTCTAAACTTAAAATAGGTAAATGGCAATATCATATGCGCCATTCGAAGATGCATGGACTCCAAAACCAAAACCTTGGGCACCACCCCCAAGTATTCCAAAAGGATTTGCAACTTCGGATAACACAGAGTGTAATTATATAGTTATGGCTTTTATAGGTGGAGTTATATTGATGGGGATTATGGACTCTTTGAGAGGTTCGGCACGTTAGTGCCGTTTTCAAGGAAGACTCCCGCTGTCACATGGGAGTCCCAGTTGCTGCGCAACTGGCTACTTATTCACACTCGACTGGTACACAGGCGCGTATGCCTGTGCACCCGGGCATGGGCACGGCTTGGCCATCGCAACATCAATAATGTCCTTCTCAATGGCACTATTGATTTTGATTTGCATATCAAGCGCTTGACTGGTGATGGCTCCTGGAGCAAGGATCATTTAATATATTGAAAGAAATTAATGAATGGTCTCTCCCCAGCCCCCAAAGCTCTCGTATGCAACTATTGTGGATCGTGTGAAAATGGAGCTTTGGTCAAGAGAATAGACCCTGGATGTCCTCCACAAAGCGTCGTGTGCAACGAGCAGGCGTGTCAGCAGTCTTCCGGTTCCTCTGTTTTTGGTTGGATATGTTGCATATGTTCCATCATATCCTGTATACTCATTATCCTCGGCATCATGTCTTTGGGTCGTCAGGGAATGGCTGGGTCTGGGTCTGGTGGCAGTCTGCTCGCAGGGTTTGCATTGGGTGATATTTTGGGGTCTCTTACACGTTAAAAAAGACATTTGCCTTTTCCAAATACTTCAGTCTTGGATGGGGGTTCAGGCTCCTCGTGACCCATCTGGAAGCCGGCCCCTCGGTACACGTTGGCGCGTTTCCGAGCCATGGCATGAAACACGGACCAATGGTCAGCGATATCATATATGAGAGGGTCGTTCTGTTTCCCGGGCGTCTCACGCATGATTCGACCAATAGCCTGTACGATATCAGATTTTGGACTCGCAAGTATGACCGTGTCCAGGACAGGAATATCCAGACCTTCCTGTGCCATGGAAAAAGTCCCGATCACTACCCTTTTTTTGGAAGACTCGGTCAGTTCAGTTTCGTTCAGTCCTCCGTAATACAGACCAGAAACTTCAGGACCGAATTCTTCATGAAAATAATGACAATGGGTCCGACGGTCAGTCAAAATCAGGACCCGTCTGGTCCCCTTGAGAGCTTCCCGAACCAGGCCACATATGACGGTGTTTCTCTCGGGTATCTCAGTCACTATATTGATCATCTCGGCCATGTTGATCTTTCCGAACCGAGTCACGGGTGGAGCCTCCTTGTATATTTCACTCTTAAATTGAACTGTCTCTACCCTCGTCGCCTTTTGACCCGTCCTTTGAACCCTGAAAAACTCAGGACCTAGGAACCAATACAGGATGCGGGTCAGACCGTCCTTTCTGTCGGGTGTCGCCGTCAGGCCCAGCGTGTACTTGGGACAGAACCGAAACATAGCCTGTGAGAAGGCCGAAGCACCTATATGGTGTGCTTCATCCACAATTAAGAGTCCAAATTGATCAAAGGTCTTTGGAGGGATCATGTCTTCCCCGCGACTACACAGGGTCTGAATCATAGCAATTACAAAGTCCTTGTCCGTATCCAAGATCCCTTGTTGGATACGGCCTATAGTTGCCCCGGGACAAAACTCGTTGATACGGTCCCGCCATTGGTTCGCCAGGAACTCCTTGTGAACAACGATGAGTGTGCGAACCTTCAGGTGTGCCGCCAGAGCCAAGGATACGGTCGTTTTCCCGAACCCCGCGTCGAGGGAGAGGACCCCACCTCCACACTCTTCAAAGGCTTTGATCCCAGCCGCAAAAGCTTCTGGCTGTCGCGTTGCGTCTCGAAGGCGTCCCATGAAAGCAAGGTGAGGAGCCCGAGCGTAATCAGCACGTACGTCTTTTGCGGGGGGCCCGAACTTGGTGAGGCCGTAGTAGCGGGGCACGAGCAAAGCCGCAGGCTTTGGGACCACCCGAAAGACTTTAAAGGACGGGGCGGGAATCCCGACAGACTCATTCGTTAATGGTCTAACAGTGAGCTCACGTTTTATCTCAGTCGAATTTTCAAGTAAAATTTGATAGCCGTTCCTACACAGCATCCGTCTTGATACTACTTAATATCCAATGTTCTAAGCCGTCCCAAGTCCTTTTTTCTAAAGTAACTTCGACCTCTTCACCCTTTTGAAGTTCCTGGACGGTCCTGAGACCTTCGATGCGACACATGACCCGACCGTACCGAAAGGGGATTTTGACACGGAGGACCCCTGAACCTTCCAGGTTCAGTTCCATGTACTTCCGCCCGTCCCAATCATAGTACGGAGTTACGACCGTTGCTTTCATATATTTCTCTCAGGCCCGAATATTTTTATCAGAGAAATAGTAGGAATGGCTTATAACCCATCACAAAATTATCAACT